AAAGTGAGTTTGTTTTGTCCCACTTTTTTTTGCTCTGTTTAGTAAAACAGCAGAGGCCAGGAATGGTGCGGTTGGTTGAACCGTTGAGCAGAACGACCAAAAGACAATTCAACAGAAATCTGCGCGCATTAGTGGGGCGCGAAACGGAACACCCGTTAATGGTGGCATAAATCCTCCCTCTCTTTTTTTAGATAGGTAGGTGGGCAAAGTTTGGGCCAGCTTGGAAATGGTGGGGTGGAAATACAGACTGTTGATAAGACTGAATATGCTAGTGGGCCACCTAACCCACTAAATGTCACAACGTGGGAAAAATAAATGGAAGACAAGCTAGACAGAATTCTTGAAAGACTAAGCCAAAGAATTAATGAATGGGAGGGGGCGAGCGTTGAGGCAATCGAGAATGAGACAAAACTTAAAAGCTGGGAGGCTGTTACAAAGAAGGCGCACATGGACTCTGGCGAAAGCGCAGCAAGAGCAGAAGTTGAAACAAGAGCGGGGGGTCAGTGGGCTGAGTATTACAGGGCCGTCCAACTCTCAAGTCTTAACGTAGAGAAGCTCAAAAAACAAATAATGCTGGGACAACTAGCATTTGATGCCGAGAGAACAAAGCAAGCTAACCTGCGGAGGGTTGTTTGATGATTCATTACCACGGCCTCCCCTTGTCTGGCGGACTGGAGACTGAAGTGGCTATGAAATCTAAACATGGATTTGTTAGTTTCGCTCATGCCAGTAGTGTTGGATTGGTGGCTGAGATCTGTCAGTCGTTTGCTTTGGATAATGGGGCTTTTACCTCTTGGAAAACCGGCAAAGCTTTTGACGTTAATGGGTTTGCGGATTTTGTTTCCCACTGGCACAGACATCCAAGTTGTGATTGGCACGTTATTCCTGACGTAATAGATGGAGATGATGATGCTAATGCAAAAATGAGAGCGACTTGGTTCAAGACTGTTGGGGCTGAGGTTTACGGCAAGGGTGTCCCTGTTTGGCACCTAAATGAGTCTCTGGATGTTCTTCAGTATATGACCGTGGCTTACGACCGTATTGCCTTTGGCAGCGCAGGCGCATACAGCCAGATAGGTTCACAAGAATGGTGGGCAAGAATGTCTGAGGCGATGGATATTGTTTGTGATTCGGAAGGTAGACCCAAGGTGAAACTGCACGGTCTACGGATGCTTGACCCTACAATTTTCTCCCACTTTCCTTTTACAAGTGCTGATAGCACCAACGTGGGCCGCAACTGTGGTTTAGATACTAGATGGCAAGGCCCATACACTGCGGGGTTGAACCCGCGCACTAGGGCTATGATTTTGATGGAGAGAATAGAATCGCACGCCTCAGCTCCAAGGTGGGCAAATTCTCAGGCAGGCCAAAAAAACTTTGAGTTAATCGGGTGACTTATTCAGTCAAAGAGATTTTTTATACCTTGCAAGGCGAAGGGGTCAACGCAGGTAAGCCTGCAATTTTTTGTCGTTTTGTTGGGTGTAATTTGTGGTCTGGGAAGGAGGTTGATCGCGCAAAGGCTATTTGCACTTTCTGTGATACGCAATTTTTAGGGGGCGAAAAGATAACAAACCCTAAACTGTTGATTAACAAGATCTCAAAACTATGGCCTAAAGATCAACCTAATAAATTAGTTGTTTTAACTGGTGGGGAACCTGCATTACAAGTCGATGATTTTTTAGTAGAAGGATTGCACGAACTAGGCTTTGAGGTCGCAATTGAAACTAACGGCACGGTAGAGCTGACAAAAGGAATTGATTGGGTTTGCGTGAGTCCAAAGGTCGGCACTGAGTTGAAAGTTATTTCTGGTAATGAATTGAAGGTTGTATATCCACAGAACGGATTAGACCTGACTCAATTAAGCAAAATGGATTTTGATCACTTTTTGATACAGCCAATGGATGTTCCGTGGACAAATGATTTTGTTGAGCAAAGCGTTGAATTTTGCAAATCAAACACGCAATGGAAACTTAGTTGTCAGAACCACAAAACTTTAGGAATTAGATGATGCCTGAGACATTAAGAGCAAAAGCACTGAAGACCCTACAAAAGCTGTCCCGAATCAGCGCAGCCGATGACAATGGCTACTGCAAGTGCGTGAGTTGCGGAAAGCTAGATAATTACAAAAACATGGACGGTGGTCACTTTATCCCGAAAGGTTCATCAAGTCGGTGGGCCTTAGAAGAATCAAACGTCAATCCACAGTGTAAGGGCTGCAACGGCTTCTCCATGAGGCATGGTAGCGCAGAGGCGCAGTATACTTTGTGGATGATTGACTGGATTGGCAAGGATCAAGTCGAGCATATGCTGGCAACCAAAAATGACCCAGTGAAATTCTACGCAGCCGACTATAGAGAAATGATTGCCGACTGGTCAGAACAAATAAAGGCGCATGAGCGCAGACTGGGTGAGCGAGGCGGGCTGAAATGAGATCACCAAGGGCGATAGCGCAGGATATGGTAAAAGCCGCTGACGCAGCGATAAGAGATGTCTGGGAACGTGAACCTAAAGAACCTAGAGAAGAGGGCGTGAAAGCGTTAGTATTTGCCCACTTTTGTAATGCTTACGCAAGACGAGGAAAGTATGAGTCAGTCAAAGACCCCAGTTGATCCTGAAGAATTCGCTAGAGAGTTTGAGGCTTTGGGGCCAGCGGAGATGGCTAGAAAGTACAGTGTTGATATTCGCAACGTACACTTGAAGCGTAAGCGGGTAGAGAATCTTCTGGGAACTATACTGCACGTCCCAGCGCATCTAGACTACAGGAACAGGCCCAGAGAATCGTTCAGGCGTAACTTAGAAGTGACTGACGGCGTTATAATGGTTGGTTCAGATTGTCACTATGAACCCAACACCGTCACAACTGCCCATCTTGCCTTCGTTCAAATAGCCAAAAAGCTAAAGCCGAAAGTTATTGTTTTAGACGGCGATTTAATAGACGGCTCTTCTATTGGGCGGCACCCGATGAATGATTGGGAAGACCGGCCCAGTGTTGAGCAAGAGTTATCCACAGCCCAGAAGCGGCTGCAAGAGATACAGAAGGCCAGCCCCAAGAGTGACAGGTACTGGCTAATCGGGAACCATGATCAGCGGTTCAACTCTTACCTAGCAAACAATGCAAACCAATTCGGAGGGGTGGTAGGTTTTGACCTAAAAGACCATTTCAAAGAATGGACGTTTGGAATGTCGTTGTGGATAAGTGGGGCAGAGCGGCCCATTGTTATAAAGCATCGAATCGCGGGTGGTGTTCACGCTGCATACAACAACACGATGAAAGCAGGAACCCACATCGTCACAGGCCACACACACGCGCAGCAAGTGTATAGCTGGAGTGATTACACAGGCCACAGGTACGGCGTGCAATGCGGGACAATGGCGAACCCTCACCAGCCGACGTTCGACTACGCAGAAGATGGGCCAAAGAACTGGGTGTCAGGTTTTGTAGTCTTGACGATAAAAGATGGTTTTCTTTTGTCACCAGAGTTTGTAAAAGTACACCATGCGGGTGAATATGAGTGGCGTGGGCAGATATGGAAGGTTGAAGAATGATGAAAGAGATTAAGCCGGTTGATTACATTCTTGCCAACCGACTGGGGTACCTAGCTGGTAACGTGGTTACATTGCTCACTGAGTGGCAAATAACGCGAGACGTTAAAGTGCTGGAACAGGCGCAGCAAGAAATCAACAACTTGCTAGAGCGTGAGAGGTTCATGGAGGACAGAGAAATTGCCTACCGTAATAATTGAAGACATGGAGCCAAACACCCAAGTGACTGTGATCATCAGCGAATTATATGAGTTTGATGATGACCCAAACCCTCCAGCAGAAAAGCCAGAGGATGAGGAGGAGAAAAACGTCTGGCTGGTTAGCAGTCAGGGGAAAGGTTGAGGTAGTCACCGTGTACGCCAGAGCAAACGCGCTCTGCATATCTAGCTTCTTCTGCTTGCGCTTCTTCAAAGTCACCGTTACCGGCTAGACCAATACTAACGAATATGATTAGGGCCAGGATGTAGCGTAGTTTCATTTGATTGCCTTAGTTTGCTGATGGTATAAGTTCGTGCTAGTCGTGCACATTGCCTGCCATGTAGTTCTTGCATTCAAGAATCTCATCAAGGGCGCGCAAGGCCCACTCATAAACGTCTTGTGTGCCACCCCACCATTCTGCGGGTTTCTCAGCAGTCAGCATAG